CAGACAAGTCGTTGCTAGTAAAGAGTATGTTGCTGCTATTAAGGAGCATCGTGCTCCTCGGAGGACTCTCTCTTTTTCTGAAGACTCCCTTTCTGAACTTGAAGAGGAAAAGGAAGTCCAGAAAGAGATGGATTCAATTGAGGACTGGACCGAAGATATGTTCACAGGATTCCATAATGGAGATAGAGTAGTGCGAATCTTCCGTTGGTCATGGAAGAAACTGAAATTGATCGCCTTGTGGTCTCTTTTTTTCGGAATAAATTTGACGGAGGGAATCATTGGGGCTGGAACAGCCATTTCAGCATTGTTAGCTACTACATGGGTTGGAAGTGTATGGGCATCTTTTTTGATGTTCCCACACTCCTTCTTAGCACTTGGATTAGGTTGGCAAATAACTATTGGATGTATGATGATTTCTGGGGCATACTATGCGGCGGGGCTTATATATTCTAGAGGCAAGAAGATTGGCAAATGGATGTACCACGCTGGTGCTGCCATTTATGCTACTTATTCTATGAGTGGCATGTGGTCAGCACTTAAGGGTGTGCCGTCCCTCGTTAAGCTTGCTCTCATTGATTTATATAGGACGCTCAATCTCAATGATGTGTTACTAGGAATTGGCATTTATGTCTTTATAGCTACTGGCTACAACCAATATAAACTAAGAAAAGCTATGAAAAAAGTTCATGTGGTGGAATTAGCTACTGAAGTTGTTGAAAAGTCTCCTGAAGCATACCACTATCCTGTTAAAACAGGTATTTCCGCTTCTTTAGCGGCAATGCAAGCTATGAACCTGTTGGAGGTTAAGGTTGCAGAAAGAATTAATAAGATAGTTGGACCAATTGTCGAAGCTTATGAAGATTTAAGAGGTGAAGCTGACAGAATGGAGGATATTAGAACAAAATTTCTGTCGGGGGGTGTGATAAATGTAGGTGAGCATGAAGTCAAGACTAAAGGTGTAGGTGATGTCACAGGTTTGGGATGGTCTTATCCTGAACGGGAGAGTTTGAGGAAAATCAGAGAAAGTCCTAGGTACAAAGAAGCATATACGTCGTTTGATAATGTCTTCAATGAACCGATATCTGGTGCTTTAATTGATCCTTTGCTCTTGTTTGTGTCATCGGTGGGTAAAGTCATTCGGAAGTCTTTGCTGGCAGTTGTAAACAAAATTCGGCGTGTGATTATTCCTATTAAGCGGAGAGTGTCAAAACGAACGCTCTCCATTGTGGTAGGGATATTAATTGCCCCGCTTTTGGTTTTCGTAGTTGTGAAGGGTTACAATTTCTTCTTTCCCAAGAAGAAGAAAGTAACTTTAACTGTGGGGGGGGATCCTGAGGATCCTGTCATTAAGGTTGATGACAAACCCCAACCAGTTAAGGCTGTAGCAGTTCGCAAAGTTATGCAAACTAAAGATGAGGAGTTTTCAAAATCATACGATGAGGATTATTGGAATGCATTTCTAGAAGAGATAGACGATGATGAGAACGATAGGATAGATTATTTGGACGATCAAGCGTATGAAATTCAAGACTGGATACGTAAAGCAGAAGACTATTTGGCTAGTAATCCGGACGGGGCTATGATCACTGCTAGTGAGATAGCCGATGCCCAGAAAGACTTAGCTAAGGTGTTTGATGATATGTATGCCATTCAAGGAAGGATTGCGAAGGGTACTCGAAAGAGAAAGTCCGGTAAGGCTACTCGCGTTACTCGGAAACCGAAGAGACAAGCAGGTGCGAAGCTAATTACTCCTGTCGACCTAAAAGCAGCAAGAAAACAGATGCTGGACGATATAGAAAGAAGAATGAAACGGTTGAGTGACTTTATAGCTGTAAGGAAAGCTAAAGGTGTTGTTTTTAAACCTGTCCAAAAAGAGACAACAGCCCAAAATGAGGCTGTGGATTTGGAAGCGATGCTTGAGGCTAGAATGAAAGCGAAAATGGTTACTGATGATAAGGAACTTAAGACTATGCTCCAAGAAATTAGAGATATTAGGGCTTGGTTAAAAGATCATGGTGTTGATCCTAACATCAAGATTGCTTTGTCATCTAAACTGGATGCAGTTGAACGGAGAAGAAGAATCCTTCAAGAGTTACGTAAAATAAAGGCGAACCTCCTCCCTTCTTACAAGGTGGAGAGCCTCGTCTTGACGTGTTTAACTGAGGAGGAGCAGTCATCAGAGGAGACTGAAGTGGTGTGGGAGTTGTTGGAGAGGATTGGACAAAATGTTGGTGAAAGCCCAGCAAAGTCTGATTTTGTGCCTAAGTGCCCAAAGTGTGGTACTCAAGGACCTCATTCTACTTGTGTAGTGCCAACACCTAAACCGCTACCAAAGCCTCCTGTGAAGAAATCGCAGGAAAATCTTATTCACAGCTCACCGGTTACGACCGCTAATGATTTGAACCGTACCGTTGCACTAGTCATGCGTAAGCAAAACGGTGTTGATAATAACAACGATGGCTATGTGCCTGTGGGAACTACCGCATTGGTTAATGGTGTGTTAGTGACCGCTCAACATGTGATAAACGAAGTGGGGGATGTCAAGAAGGGAGACATGGTAACATGTATGTTCGATGGAACAACATTCACTGCCAAATATATGAAGAAAATTGGTGAAGATATTGCCCTATTGATACCGTGTGGGGCTTCTTATCAGAAGATTAAGATGCCTAGCTTCAAAGCCAAAGCTCCTCAGAGAGACGAACCTGTTCGTGTCTTTGGGTACTATGGTGATTCTAAGTTCTGTATGGGTAGTGCCAATGGATCTACGAAATTAGTAGAGGGAAATTGGTATCACACTATCAGCACGGAGCATGGAGTTAGTGGAGCTGGAATTCTATCAGCTACTAAAAATTTCCACTACGGTGTCCACGAGTTTGGTCTCGATCCTGAGATACAGATGAATGGATTTGAAGCCTGGACCGACGACCTGATAAGGGAAGTTGATGCAGGACGATTG